GCCGAGTCCGTGACGCTGAATTTTTCCGAAACCGCGGGCGTGCCCGCATCTGTGCAACCCCCCGAGGAGCCCCCCATGAGTGATACCGACAAGGCCGAGCTGGAGCGCCTGCGCGCCGAGGCCAAGGCCAACCAGGACGCCAACGCCAAGCTGCAGGCCGAGCTGCAGGCGGCCAACGACGCCAGCGCCGCCGCGCAGGCGCAGGTGAAAAGCTTTGCCGAGAAGGCGGCGGCCGAGCGCCGCGCCGGCTTTGTGAGCTTTGCCGAGGCCGAGATCAAGGCCGGGCGCCTGCTGCCCAAGGACAAGAACCTGGCCGTGGCCACGCTGGAGACCCTGGCCGCCGGCGAGCAGCCGCTGAGTTTCAGCGAGGGCGCCACCACCACCCAGGTGACGCCGCTGCAGATGTGCGCCTGGCTGCAAGGCCAGATGAGCAGCCGCACGGCGGTGGTCAGCTTTGGCGAGCTGGCCGCAGGCGATGCCGCGGCCTTTGACGCCCGCGGCAAGAGCGACGAGGACATCGACCAGGCGGCGCGCCGCTACCAGGTGGAGCACCCGCAGGTGAGCTACGCCGAGGCGCTGGCCAAGGTGCTGAGCTTCACCGCCTGATCTGGCCCTGAACCGAAACGAGGACAACCAACATGACCCCCAAAGACATTCGCCTGGCCAACCCGATCCTGGGCAACCTGATGATCGCCGGCGTGGCCCAGGGTACGACCATGGCCGCGCCGGCGCTGTTTCCGCGCCTGCCCACGGCGCTGCGCGGCTTTCAGCTGGCGCAGCTGGGCGACGAGGCCACCCGCGTGTACAACACGCGGCGCGCGCCGGGCGCGGCCACCAAGCAGGTGAAGGTGAGCTGGTAGGGCCAGAGCTACACGGTGGACCAGCACGCCATCGACGTGCCGATCCCGCGCGAGCTGATCCAGGAGCAGGACGAGGCGCGCCGCCTGAACGTGGGCGCCAACCTGGACATCAGCCGCGTGGCGGTGAACACGGCGCTGCAAATCCTCAACCTCAACTACGAGATGGAGGCCGCCGCCATTGCCTGCGACGCCGCCACCGGCAAGCCGGTGAGCGACGTGCGCAACAACACCGAGGCGATTCGCAAGGCCACCGGCCGGCGCCCCAACACCCTGGTGCTGGGCGCGGGCGTGCTGAACGCGCTGACCATGAACCCCGAGGTCAAGGGCTACCTGCCCAGCACCAACCTGGGGCCGGCCACGATCGAGCAACTCAAGACCATCCTGAACGTGCCCGCCATCGTGGTGGCTGACGCTGTCGTCACCAGCGACGCCGGCGTGGTGAGCGACGTGTGGGGCAACAACGCCATCTTGGCCTACGCGCCCAACATCGGCGCCGACGGCTCGGGCCTGAGCCTGGGCGAGCCGGCCTTTGGCTTCACCAGCTGGCTGGAGGGCCACCCGTTTGTGGAGACGCCCTACTACCAGCGCGAGACCAAGAGCTGGATTTACGGCGCCACGTTCGAGCGCAAGCCCACGCTGGTGCGCGGCTCGGCGGGCTTTTTGTTCACCAACCCCGCCTGAGCGCCTGAACCATGAGCAAGACATTGGCCCCCACGCTCCCTGCTGCGCATGGTTCGCTGCCCCCCGAGGGGGCGCATGCCGGCTTGGGGCGGCCCGGCGCCGGCATGGCCCCCCTGATCGCCCTGGTGCACACCGCCGTGCTGGTGGACGGCGAGCGCCAGGTGATTGCGCCCGGCCAGCCGCTGCCCGCGCTGGACGCGCCCGACCAGGCCGCGCTGCTGGCCACCAAGGCCGCGCGCATGCCCACCGACACCGAGGCGCCCGCGCCCGCACCCCCTGCCGATGGCGGCGAGGCCCCCGCGCCTGCCGCCAGGAAGGCTGCCATCAAGCGCTGACTCCGCTTGTCTCCTGGCGCCCCTGGGCGCCTTTGCCCGCCGGCCCGCAAGGCCCGCGGGCCTTTTGGGTGAAAGCACCCGCTTGCCATCCCTGAAACCCGCTTTCCACCGGAGAAAACCATGCCCCGTCAGTTTGACAAAACGCACGCCGTCACCGTGCTGGCCGCGGCCGCCATTGCCGCCAACCGCTTCGTCAGCTACGACGGCATGCACACCGCCGCGGCGCCCGCCAGCGGCGTGAAGGACGCGCAGGGCGTGTCCGAGGAAGCGGCCGCCGTGGGCGAGGCCGTGAGCGTGATCACCGGCTACAGCGCCCTGGTCGAGGCCAGCGCCGCCATTGCCGTGGGCGCCTACGTCAAGCCCGCCGCCGACGGCAGCGGCAAGGCGGCGGCCGGCGCCCTGGCCGACCACTGCGGCCGCGCGCTCAGCGCCGCCACCGCGGCCGGCCAGCTGGTGGAGGTGCAGATCACCGAGCACGTCCACGCTTGATGCCCCGCCTCATGACCCTCACTGACGTGTCCATCGCCATCTGCCCGCCGCCGGGCCGCCCCAAGGCGGGCAGGGCCCCCTCGGGGGGCAGCGCAGACACGCCAGTGCGGAGCGTGGGGGCATCATGATCTACGCCACCGTCCAGGACATGATCGACCGCTTCGGCGCGCCGGAGCTGATCGAGCTGACCGACCCGGCCGAGCAGGCCGCCGTGCAGGCCGCGCGCGTGCAGCTGAAGCTGGACGATGCGCAGGCCCTGGCCGACGGCTACCTGGGCCGCGTGTTCGCGCTGCCGCTGGCGGGCTGCGCCAAGCCGGTGGGCGTGGACGCCGTGGAATACGTGCCGCCGCCGCAACTGACCCGCATCGTGTGCGACGTGGCGCGCTACTACCTGTATGACGACCTGGCGCCCGAGAGCGAGGTGCACCGCCGCTTCAAGAACGCCAGCGCCGAGCTGGCCGCGATTGCCGAGGGCCGGGCCGTGCTGGGCTGCCCCTGGGGCGGCGCGCCGGGCAGCCCGGCCACCGCCGGGCCGGCGGCGGGCGACACGCACTTTGATTTTGCGCCGCGCGCCATCGGCGCCGGCGTGAGCGGGGGCTATCGGTGAGCCTGCTTGAGGACAACGACTTCAGCCGCCTGGAGGACGCCATCGTGGCGATCCTCAAGGCCGCCGTGACGGGCCTGACCCCCGCCGTGCACGTGCTGACGGCGGCCGACCTGGCCGGCGTGGCCGAGCAGCGCCAGCGCGTGCCGGCGCTGCACGTGATCAGCCAGGGCTTTGCCCCCGCGCCCGAGGTCGACCCGCGCCTGCTGCGCCTGACGCACACCTGGTACGTGGTGGCAGCCGTGAGCAACGTGGCCACGCCGCGCGCCGCGCGCCGCGCCGCCGGGCCCCTCTTGGGCCTGGCCATGGGCGCGCTGCTGGGCGAAAAGCTGCCCGGCACCACGCGCCCCTTGCAGGCCGTGCGCGCGCCGGCGGGCGCCTATAGCGCGGGCTACTTTTACCTGCCCTCGGCCTGGCAGGCCGAGAGCGCTTTTCGCAAAACCACCCCCTGACCCCCCCAAAGGAGATTGAGCCATGAGCGCCAGTGAACTGATCCGCAAGACCTACCGCCCCAGCATGCAGGTGGGCCAGGTGTATGCCCGGCCCTACGGCAGCAGCGCCGCGCTGGCCGAAATCGGCAACGTGCTGGAGCTGACGCTGGAGCACGGCGAGGACGTGAAACGCCAGGACGACATGACCAAGCTGGGCGGCGGCGTGCACGCCGAGGTGCGGCGCGTGAACGAGGTCAACGTCAGCATGAAGCTGGCCGACCTGAACATCATCAACCTGGCGCGCGCCACGCTGGCCACGGTGGCCGGCGTGGAGGCCGGCGCCGTAGCCGACGAGGGCCACGACGCCGCCCTGGGCGGCCTGCTGCGCCTGGCCAAGGTGGGCCCCACGGCGGTGATTGTGAAAAAAGGCGCCACCGCCGGCGCCGCCACGGTGGTGAGCACGGCCGGCAACTACGAGGTGCGCCCCGAAGGCATCTACGTGCTGCCGGCGGCCACGGGCATTGTGGCCGGCGACAAGCTGTGGGTGAGCTACAGCCACGGCGAGCAGGCCGTGATCGAGGCGCTGACGCAAAAGACGGTGGAGCTGGAGCTGGTGTTTGGCGGCCTGAACGAGGCCGACGGCGGCAGCCCCTGCGTGGTGGAGGTGTATCGCTGCTCGCAATCGGTGACCAAGCAGCTGGCGCTGATCGGCGACAAGTTTGGCGCGCTGGACGTGAGCGGCAGCGTGCTGAAAGACCCGAGCAAGGTGGGCGCCGGCATCAGCCAGTACTACCGCCAGACGGTGGGCCTGGCGGCGGCCTGAGGGTGAGGGCGCTGCGGCGCCCCTACAGGCGCCGCAGCAGCCACAGCACCAGCAGCGCCGGCGGCGCCAGCAGGCCGGCCAGCAGCAGCGTGGCGCTGCCGTGCACCAGCGCGGCGCACACCGCGGCCACGCCCAGCCACAGTGCAAAGGCGGGCAGCGTGGGTGACTTGGTTTTTTGCATGGGGCAATGATGGCGGGAAAAGGCGTTGAAATCAAGATCGGGGCCGATGCCGCCCAGGCTCGAAAAGGCTTGGGTGAAGTTGCCAGCGAACTTGACCGCCTGGGGCACAAGCAAACCGACGTTGCCCGCGCCGCGCAGCAGGCGGGCGGGCTGATCAACAGCACCAGTCACTCGATTCGCGACGGCATCACGTCGATCAGCACGAAGCTGGATGCGGCGCGGACGCAGCTGCTGAGCTTTTTGGGTGTGCAGGGCGGTCTGGCTGGCGCCGCCCAGGTGCTGCGCATCGCTGACGACTACCGCAACCTGGAGGGGCGCATCAAGCTGGTGGTGGGCGAAGGCCAGCAACTGGCCTACACCATGGAGCGGGTGCGCGACGTGGCGCTGCGCACCAACGGTGACCTGGCGGAGACGGGCAATCTGTTTGCGCGCATCACCCGCGTGGGCAAAGAGGCTGGGCTGTCGGCGCAAGACGCGGTGGCGCAGGCGTTGACGTTGACGCAAACCGTCAACCAGGCCATTCAACTGGGGGGCGCCAGCGCAGAGGCGTCCAAGGCTGCGGTCACACAGCTGATTCAGGGCCTGCAGTCCGGCGTTCTGCGGGGCGATGAGTTCAACAGCGTGATGGAGCAGGCGCCGCGCCTGGCGCAGGCCCTGGCCGATGGCATTGGGGTAACCACGGGCGAATTGCGCAAGATGGCCGAGGCCGGCCAGTTGAGCAGCGCCACGGTGGTGTCGGCCCTGCAAAAGCAAAGCGCGGCCGTGGAGCAAGAGTTTGGCAAGCTACCCATGACGGTGGGGCGCGCCATGCAGAACTTGCAGACCAGTTTTGGTCAATACATCGCGCAGCAAGACCAGGCGCACAACTACAGCGCGCGCACGGCCGAAGCCATTGGCCTGTTGTCGCGCAACCTGGGCGCGGTGGCCGATGCCATGTTGCACGCCGGCCAAACCTTTGGCGCCTGGAAAGCGCTGAACATGGCGCAAACCTGGATCGCGGCCAAGCTGGCCATTGAGCAGGAAAGCGCGGCCACAACAGCCAACGCGGCGGCCAAGAACGAATCGGCAGTGGCGGCCACGCGGGCGGCTGGAGCGCACCAAACGTTGGCTGCGGCCACGCGCGAGGCGGCCGTGGCAGCGCGCGAAGGCGCAGCCGCCAGCACGGCCGCCGCCGCGGCGCAGGCCACCGCAGGCAAGGCCATGGCCGGCACGACCGGGGCAGGGCAATTGCTCACCGGCGCGCTGGCCGGCGCTGCGCGCGCGTTTGCCCCCTTGATGGCGCTGGATATTGCGCTGAACTTCAAGGAATACGGCAAGTGGATTGGCGAGGCGGCGGCCAAGCTGATGGGCTACAAAGACCGCGGCGCCGAGCTGGCGGCGCAGGAAAAGCAAAACCAGCGTCTGGCCGAGGAAGGCGCGGCCATGCGCCGCGCCCAGGCCGCGGCCACGCAGGCGGCCATCGAAAAGCAGTTCGAACTGAGCAAGGCCGCCGCTGGTGCGGTGCAGCAGTTTGGGCTGCTCACAGCCGACGGCAAGAAGGCCGCCGAGGCGGTGGCCGAGGTGACCAAGGCCTTTGATCTGTCCAAGATCGATGGCATTCGCGACTTCGCGGCTGTGCTAGACCGGCTGGGCGCCAGCGGCAAACTGAGCGCGGCCGAGGTGAAGGCCGCGTGGGCGCTGGCGTTGGACGGCAAGGACCTGACGCAGTTCGAGACCATGGCGCGTGCCGCGTTTGCCGGCGCCGCGCGCGAGGGCCAGCGCTTGGCGCAAGTGACGGACGGGGCGCTGCGTGAAGCGCTCAAGCGCACGGGCGTGGACTTTGACAACCTGCAAGGCAAGATCAGCGCCGTGTCGCGCAGCGCCGTCAATGACGTGGAGCAGATCATTGGCGGGTTGGCCCAGCTGAAAGCGCAAGGCGTGGACACCGGGCAGGCGCTGTCGGCCAGCCTGAGCAAGGCCATCAACACGGCCGACAGCCAGCAGGCGCTGGAGGCCGTGCGCGCGCAGATCGAACGGGTGCGCCAGGAGTTGGGCCAAAAAGTGGCCGGCGGACTGCTGGAGCAGGCCGAGCAAAAGGCGCGCGATTTGGGGGACGCGGCGGACGCCGCCCGCCCGGGCATCAACAGCCTGCGCGAGGCCATGCGCGAGCTGGGGGTGCAAAGCGATGCGGACTTGGGCCGCGCTGCGGCAAAAGCCAAGAGCGCGTATCACTGCTGTCCGGTTAAATGCCCCGCGTTGCGCCTGAGATCAAGCATTGACGCGGGCTACAGGCTGATTTGTCTTGGTGCCGATTTGAAATTTGCGCGTCGGAAATTAGGTAGTTTCTCGGGATTGATATCTCCGAGGAGTGCCTGTGAATGCTGGCAAGACCCTGTTCGCCCTGATCATGGAGTTCGTGCCGTGGACCAGCTTTGCGCGCATCGTGCAGCGCTACGGCGGCAATTCGGGCGTGCGCACGCTGTCGTGTGCCGAGCAGTTTCGGGCGATGGCGTTTGCACAGTTGACTTGGC